GCTCATACCAACCAAAAATCATTTTGCTTGAGTCTCCCCAAGATTTCATACGAGCATTAGTGTCTCTAATTAAGTCTGTCCAAAAAGGGTACATCGTATAGGTGTGCTGACCAGTAAGAGGATCTGGCGTGTAATCATTACAATAAGCGCCACTAGTTTTAAAATGTAAACAACCATTAGTTGCCATACGAGCTTGGTCAAAAGTTTGATCGTAAAAGTTAAAATTAAAAGAAAGGTCTATAGCTGGTGAAACACCATCATCTGATACTTCATAAGCTAACTCACCTTGAAAATCATTAGCGTTGGTTTGTAGTTGATATAGGGGTTGATTTGATTCTGGTATGTAGTTACTAAAGCTAAAACTACTAAATAGAATTAGACTAGCTATACTCTTTTTCACAAGTACGTCGGCTTTTTCTTACGCCTTTACTATTCTTACTTTTAGTACAACTTGCCATAAATTTTTTCTTGCGCTCTAAGTAATCAGGTCGTTCTTTAGGATTATCCTTCCAAGCTACAGTAGCTTTCTCTCCTATATTACCTAGGTAAGGACAAGGTGTGCCTGCCATTTCCATGGCTTTAAATACTCTAGAGTCCTGACAAAGGATAGCAACCGAAGCTACCTTCATGCCTGTGTCATACAAGTATTTAGATAATTTTAAGCGTTCACAGTTTTCATCTCGTACAGACTTACCACTAGAAAACCCAAACAATTGACCCTGGAACGCCCCTGACACACCAGTAGTACATAAGTCTTGTGAGTAAGACATGATACTAGGTGCAATAGCCGAAGCTGGTGGAGAAGTTATATCTTGCTCTATTTTTTGATTAGAGTTTGAATTATTGTTATTAGTATTAGTTGCAGTATTATTATTGGTATTTACGTTTTGATTGTTAGTGCTAACGTTACTGGTGCTAGTACTAGTGTTATTGCTAGTAGAACTATTAGTATTAGTATTACTATTTGTTATATTTTGAGTAGCAGTAGAATTAACAGTACTAGTGCTAGTGTTGTTGCTAGTGCTTGAATTAGTGTTGGTATTTGTATTAGTAGAGACATTCGTATTATTATTTGTATTGGTATTATTATTTGTATTGGTATTTGTCGTAGTAGTAGAGTTAGTAGTGTTTAAACTATTGCCCTCACAATACTGTGTACCCATAGTACAGTCACCTGTCTGTGCTGCCTGAACGGTTATTGACATACCTCCTATAATTCCTAATAGCATCCAGCCACTTAAGGAAAGAAGTTTTTTCATTTTTATATAGTATATATCACTCTGGTGTTGTAGGCCAAGTAACATCCGCTAGATTACTTAAGTTAGAGTAACTTGAAGGTAAATCTCTTAGTTGTTGTCGATAAGTAGCCCACTCTGTTTTTTTACTATCTGTAAGTGGACAATCTGAAACTTGAGTCCAATCTGACTTAGTAAGTAGATTATCTCTGTCTATTCGTAAAAGCATAAGACAATGTGAAGTGTCAGCTTCCCATTGTTTAGAAGTATAATTAAACACATGGTATTGTGAAGGTTTAGTTGTTTTTGCTACCAAAGAATTATTATTAACATAATGGGTATCACTAGTTACTTCACCAGTAGCTACTTCAAGTGCAGCTTCAGTGTTAGTTTCTAAAACACTTATATCTAAAGCTGGATTTGAACCCCAACGTATTATTGCGCCTGTAGACTTTAAGTAAATAACAAAATATTTCATCGTTTTGCAAAAAAGTAGGTGCCTAAAGAACCACTTGTTATTTGGTTTGTTCTGTTAAAATTAGCACGACAATCAAACTGCAAGGTATAGTTTCCTGCAGTCGTTACTGTTTGAGACCAACTAGCGCAAATATTTATTAGTGGTGTTACACCACCAGAAGAGTTTTGGTAAAAAGTACCTACTTGTGTGCCATTAACTTTAATGTCTATATGGCTTCCCCCGGTATCTAAATGCACACTAAAAAATGTTAACCAACCTACTAACTGTATAGAAATGCCCCCAGCTACATCATCAGAAGTTACTGTAAAAGTATGAGAATTTGTTTGTGTAGTTGCAGTACTTGCTGCAGTTTGCACAGTAGCAGGAACTGAAACAGCTTGACCAGCTATTTTTAAAGTACCAACAGCAGCATCATTAATTTTAGCTGTAGTTATAGCGGCACTACCAATCTTTGCAGAGGTTACAGCTGCAGAACCAATTTTAGCTGCTGTTATATTTGCATCCGCAATTTTAGCTGTGGTTATAGCCGCATCTGCAATAATACCAGAAGCTGCAGTAATAGTACCTGCATCTATTTTTGCTGCAGTAACAGCATCAGCAGCTATTTTGTCTGTAGTAATTGCAGAAGAAGTTATTTTGTCTGCAGTAACTGAAGCTGCTGCTAATTCATTTGCAGTTAATGTTGCTGTAGCTATGTCTCCTGCTACTATAGTTCTACCTACTATTTTTGCAGATGTGACACTATTATCATCAATTTTAGTGTTAGTTATAGCATTTGTAGCAACTTCAGTATTTGTAATAGCTCCAGCTGCTAAAGCTGTAGCAACATTTGAACTAGTAATTTTAGAAGTAGTAACATTAACAGCTCCAGCAAACTGCCCAACTATATTAGAAGTAGATACGTGTCGAACCCAATAATAAAAATCAGAATTAAAATCTACGGTGTCTGTCCAAACCTGTGCTCTAGTTGTATCAATACGGGTAGCACTACCTAAATCATTACTCGTGTGACGCCATACTTCAGTAAAAGCAAAGTTACCAAACTGCGCTAAATTCCAAGATAATATAATTTTTTGAAAAGTACCTGTACCTGAAAAACCAGTGACATCTGGTGGTACGGCAAGGTCAACCGCTTCTGTAGGTATAAAAGTATTAGGTGGGGTACCAGCATCAGGATTAAAAGGATCTTCTAAAAAATTTTCAGCTAAGCCAGAATTAATAAGTTCTCTTACTGTTACAGCTCTGTCTTTTGGATCACCTGCTCTACCTAAACGTACTTTTAAAGCTTCATCAACAGCACTCAAATAAGTTTTTAACTGAGGATCAACACCTGATGGTATTGGTGGTATAGCCGGTACTTTAGTTTCTTTAGTAGCCATTAGATACCTCTTAATTCGTCAATAGATTCCCCAATACAAATTTCATTTATAGTATGAGCGCCAGATACTTCTACAGCATAAGTTTTATGTACTCCAGTAGGTAACCTTAAAATTGGTTCGGTGATTGTGGTAGCACTAAAAGAAGTAGGTGCAGCACCTGTTACACTAAAAACAGATCCTGAAGCAGTAATTGTAGCGTCAAAAATTTCTGTTCCATCACCAAAAACTTTTACAGTTATACCTGACCCAGAATAAGCTTCAGCTTCTACTTTTACAAAATTCATACTAGTAGGTTTAGGTAAAACAAACTCTTTAGTTTTAAAGGTTTGAGTGTTGTTAGTTGTACTACCCTGGAAGAGTTCGACTTGTGCGTTACCACCACCAGAGTCGTAGTCAATAAGATACAACTCATTGTCATCTGGATCAGTAAAACCACCTTGAGCGTGGCCCGTGGCTATAGAACTAAGGTTAGTTAACGCATTTTTACCACCACGAGGGTCAAATAAAAACCCACCATAGTTAGAACCATCATAATATTGACCTATATATTTACCCTGCCAAAGAAAACCTTTAATAGTAGCGGGATAATATTGAGCTTGCCATTGTTTAGGGGTAATTAAACCTTCAGTAAGTATGAGTATTTCACTACCAGAAACTCCTATTAAACCGTCAGGCGAAGCATAGATAGCTAGACCTCCCATATTAACTAAAGACTCTTTACTTAAACAAGCTTGAGCTGCTTCCATACGGACTATACTCATAGATTGTGGGTCTGTACCTGCAGCCATGTATGGTGTACCTTTTGTAGCTATAAATAAAGATTGTCCTGCCATAGCAATACCAACAATCTCTTCTTCAAGAGTTATACGGTAGGCTACTGGCCAAGCATGTGGTAAAAAAGGTTCAGAAAAACATAATCTTTTACCACTAAACCCAGCAAAAATACCATTAGCCATAGCTGTTAAACCTAACATTTGTCCATTTGGATAAGTACTACTATCATCGTCTGGTGGTGCTATATGAAAAGTAGTAGGTATAAGCTCTGCTAAAGCATCATTATCTAAATCATCTGTAGTACTAGCAGTAGCTAAAGTTACTTCTTTAACAAATTGAAAATTAGTTGTATTAGAACCAGTATTAGATCTATAAATACGTTTGTTAGCTAAATTAGTATTACTCTTACTAGTAGAAGTATCCATGCCAGATATAGTTACAGTTTGCCCGTCTACTTTACTTAAGACTGTAGAAGCAGGCGAAGGAGGACCTTCTTCTCCAAAAGCAGAAACAAAAGTATAGACGTAAGAGGTACTATATTTAGTTTGAGTACCATCATCAGCTCCAGAAGTTATACTTGTACTTGCTGCATTTGCTGGTGCTGGTATACCTAATCTAAAAAAACTTCTTGGGTACGCACCTGAACCAGAAGCCAGGAGTTGTGTAGAACTAGCCATTTGTGGAAAACCTTGCCCAGTCCAATACAAACGATCAAAAGCATCATCTGCTACCGGTCCCGGTTGTACATTAACAGCAGCATTAAACTCAAGGTTGTACACTGCCCCACCAAAACCATATCGGTATAAACCTGCTCTAGCTTGTTGGTTTAAAGTAGCTATAGTGCTATTTGCTGTAGTCGGTGTTAATACGCCACGATCTAAATCAGTATTAGTAGCTGTTTGACCTATTTCATCAGCTAAAAGTCTAGGGGCTACTTGAGGAGCAATCCCATTAAAGGTAATTATTTTAAAGTACGCCATATACTATTTGTTTCTATGTACACCTTTCATCTTTTCATATGACCTCAAGCCCCCCAGCCCGAGCATGCCCATAAGAATAGTGCTAAGTTGAGAAAACTCAAACTCAGGCATAGGTGTGTCAACCCCCGCTAGAACTAAAATAAAACCTAATATAGGGGAAACTATAAAATGATAAGCTAAAGCAAACCCACAAGTCCAACCAACAAAAGGCCTCCAACCTGCTACAAACATGCTTTTGTGCGCTGCTTCTTGTTTGTTTAATTCTATTTGTGCTAGGTTAGCTGAATGAAAAGCTGTCTTAAGCTCATGCTCTAATTTAGCCTTTAAATCTTTATCAACTACAAATTTATTAAGTACTTTACCTGCTACACCTACTATTGATTCTGCAATCGCCATATTTACCTCCTTATCTTAAAAAAAATACTAGTAAGCCCACTGCGGCACTTACACAAATCCATAAAAATCTTTCTACAAAACTAAAAGAACGAGTATTTAAGTTGCTGTTATTTTCTACAGCGTCTACTCGCTCTTCCATTTTGTCCATTCTAATAAAAAATCTATCGTTTTGTTTCAATACTGTTGCTACTCTTTCTTCAATACGAGCAATAGACA